TTGCCGTGAGCTCCATGACCATGGAGGGTGTTGGGGGCTCCCAGTCCTACATCCCCAATCCCACTCCTATCTTCTCGGACGGCCGCCTCGGCTATCCCGACAAGGAGACGGTGAATGTCCTTTCCAAGGGCGTCGTCTGGGTCTACGTCACCGAGGCCGTGGCTCTCGGTGATGACGTGCGCTTCTGGAATGCCGCTAACACCACCGGTGGTAGTGCTGTTGCAGGTTCGTTCCTCGGACGTTTCGCCAAAACGGCCGTGGCCAATAAGACCACGCGCATCACGGGTGCCCGCTGGCTCTCTGAGACCTCGGCAGCCGGTCTGGTTCTTCTGGAACTGGACATCCCCGCTTCCACTTTCACCGCTGACGTGCCATGACCAGAGACATCCGTAACGATGCTGATGTCGGTATCTTTCTTGCTCGCGAGCTGGAGCAAATCCTTACTCGCACTTTCGAGCAAGAGTATGCTGACATCAAGTATTCCACTGTTGTACCTATTTCTACTGAAGTAGGTCCCGGTGCCGACTCCTACACCTATCGGGTGTTCGACAAAATCGGCAGTATGAAGATGATCGCTGACAAAGCGCAGGATCTTCCCCGCTCCGATGTGCTCCGCAAGGAAGTCACCCACACCGTGCGCTCCTTCGGCGCCTCGTTCGCCTACACCGTTCAGGAAACCCGGGCCGCCTCCATGGTCCCCGGTATGAACCTGGAGCAGCGTCGGGCCAATGCCGTCAGGCGGGCCTACGAGGAGACCATGCAGTCCCTCGCCTATTTCGGAGATACCGGAAGTGGTATGAAGGGCTTCTTGAACAACGATCAGATCGATAAGCTTGTTCCTAACAAGTGGTTCGATACTGCATCTACGGACGAGATGCTGCAACTGCTGAACGAAGGCCCCACTCGCCTCGTTCAGAACAGCAACATGAAGGAAAGCCCCAACACTATGTTGGTGCCCTACGACGTGTATCGCATCATCTCCACCACCCCGAGGTCGACCACCAGCGACACCACGGTTCTGGAGTTCTTCCTCCGCACCAATCCGATCATCCGTGCCATTGAGCCCATCAATGAGCTCGAAGCATCGAAATCCGGTGGCCGCCTGTCCAAGGACCGCATCGTCATCTACGACCGGAGCCCGGACAAGCTCCAGTTCCATATCACTCAACCCCTGGAGTTCTTCCCTCCGGAGCGCCGTGGTCTGGAATTCTCCGTTGCTGCACACGCTCGCTGCGGCGGCCTCGCTTGGTACTACCCCAAGAGCGGCCTTGTCATGGAGAAAGCGTAGCCTTTTCTGACCTATTCTGAACAGGTTGCTAAGCCAACCCATCCATCATGATCCTCGTTTACCGTCCCGAGCTGCTCAATCCTCCAATGGACAAGGAGGCCTTTTGGGGCTTCTCTTTCCTACAGGAGAAGGGTCTTCCTGATTACTTCTGCCTCTCGGCGGGTGTTAATCGTGAAGTCCCAGAGACAGTTTGGGCTGGAATCAAAGACTACGCAGAGGTTAAAACCGCTCTTCAAATCGGTGCTTTACGCATTGAAACTGCAGAGTCCACTGTCGTAGAAGAACAAGTCGAACCTGAAGCTAGCGATTCCCTCGCTGCTTTCCCTCTTGAAACCGCTCTGCGGTTGATTGAAGACAGCTTCGATCTTGAACAGCTCTCTAAATGGGACGCTAAGGATCAGCGGATCAAGGTCAAAAACGCGATCGCAAGACGCAAGACAGCTATTACCTCTGGTAACGGCTAGTGGCAATTCCTTCTACTGAATCCTTCCTAACCCGTTTCCCCGAGTTCGGAGAGCAGTCGGAGGACATTGTCGAAGGGGCTATCGCAGAAGCAGGTCGTGCTGCTTCTCCTGTCGTGTGGGGCCCCCTCCACACAGACGGTGTCACCTATCTTGCCGCCCATCTCTTGGCCACCCGCATCGCTCAGATCGGTCTGCAGATTGAGGCTCGCTCTGGTGCTCCCACGGGCAACCTGATCGAATCGACTCTCTATGGCCAAGAGTACAAACGACTTCTTGACTCACTCGCTATTTGTGGTTTCAGTCTCTAATCATGCCTATCGCTACTGCGATTATTGCTGATTACGCCCCTTGGGGTAATGCTGAACTGGCGTTTGAGGTGCCCGCAGACAGGCTGGGCTCTGTAGATCCTACTACAGGAAACTTCACTCAAGATCTCGTAACTGTCGAATACCTCGCTGCTATCAAGCTCCAGGCCCCATCTTGGTCCCCTCAGAGCGGCGTAGACAGCACGGTGTACTCGTGCTCCGGGCGTTTGCTGTTTCCTACCAAGCTCGACCCACGCATCACGAACGGCTCTCAGGCCTTTGCCACGATCAATGGATACCGAGGCCGTTTCGAGCTCGTATTCGACCTTGCAATGGACGCTTACCACCGTGGAACCCTTCGACAATCTATCGAAGGTACTTTCCGCGTACTCGGGGGGCCAGCGTAATGCCACGGCCACAACGCGACATTAATCGAGCTGTCCAAGCTGCTAAGGCTAAAGCCATGCAGCAATTGGCAACTTGGCTCGAAACCCGTTTCACAGATGAAATCTCTTCTGTGAAGTGGGATTATCCCACCCCACCTCAGGTGCGGGACATCGTGGACACAGGCCGCCTTCGGGCCAGCCTGACCCGCGTGGTGAACTCTGACGGTTCGGTGACTTTCACCTGGCCCGTCCCTTACGCCACCGAAGTTCACGAGGGCGGTGTTGCTCTATCGGGCCTCCGTTTCCCCGGCAGGCGCTGGACAAAGGCCCCCCTTGAGGAGGCCCCGGCCAAGTTCGGCGTCTTCATGCGCTCTGCGCTGAACCGCCCATGACGATCTCCACCGCCTGCCCCAGCCCCCGCGACCTGCGCCGCACTCTTGAGCGCTTCATCCTCGACATCTACGAGGCTGACGGCTCCACCCTCAAGAGCGAGTTGCACTGGCCAGGTGTCTACACCCTGCCCAATGGCTCTCGAACTCCTGCGGTCTATGTCATCGGCTCTTCCACAGTGCCTTCTAGCTGGAACATCACCGGCATCGAATGCACCATCGAGGAAGTCCCCGAGGTCCGGTCTCCAGGTTCGATGAGCGGCGTTTTGTCTTTCGAGACTTGGGACGTCCGCTTCACGAACTACGGCAAGAAGGAGGGCACCCAAATGCCCCTTTCTATGCGAGACATCGTCCGCCGATTGGTGCGGACTTTTCCCCGGGCTTCAATTGTGCCAATGCGTCGTACTGAGGCAACTTTTGAAGCTGTCACGGCTCGTATCACCGAGCCATCCATCCATCCCCCCATCCCCTAGGAGAACCTACCATGGCCGATTATGCAATCGGACTTGCTTTCCACAAAGCCCACCGCACGCTAGTTCGTGCTGTAGGTCTTAAAGCCCCTTGTCGCTATTACGCTACACGTAATAGTACCACTGGTTTGATCACCCTGCCCACATTGGACGCTGGTGATGCTTATGTCACCATTCAAGGTGTGACACAAACCTCGTTCCAAATCAACGACACCAATCAAGACTTCCGTCTGCTAGGTGATGACGGCTGGGGCGATAGCGTGATCACTGGATCTAGCGTACAAGCCAGTGTTACGACTTACTTCCTACGGGACACTGATGTTCCTACTGGGGGTACAGGTACTTGTCCCCAATTTGTTGGTGATTACGAAGAGGGTTTTGAGCTGTTCCAACGCGCCCGTTACGACAAGAACTTCGAAGTTTACTTCGAGTTCCTGAAAGAAATGGGTCAGGCTACCGGCACTACAGGGGCTTACATCTACGACTTTACAGGATTCAACGCTGTTGTCTCCAATTACCAAGAGCAGATGTCAGCCGAAGGCCTGACCGAGATCTCTTTGGATCTCATGTCCCGGGGTCGTCCTGTGTTCGGCAAGTACAGCAACACCACTGCGCTCAGCTTCGCCTGATTGCGGCTGCCATCACACTCGCAGGGCCCCGTTCACGGGGCCTTTTTCTTCGGCATGAACTATCCACTCTTGAGCGATCCGGAACGCACAGTCTTCGCGGTGAATTGTCGAGTCGAGGGCTCCACGCTCCACTGCGGTGCCCTCTATCTCGAACCCCTCATCCGTCACCAGTCTATACGCTTAGCGGATGAACGCGCTACATTGTCAGTGAATCTCCCACCAGAACTGCTCAACCAATCGACCCCATGTCGGGCCTGGGACGTTGAGCTCCCTACAAGCCATGAGTAAGTACGGCAGCCTCCTATTTCCCGCCCCTACCGAGTTCCACGAGATCGGACCCTTTCGGTTACCAATTCACAAAGAGCTCCGTCCTGGTGAAATTATTGGGATCGAAAAGATTGATAAACAGCAGAGCAAGGCAACACTTGCTCAAATGAAGTTGGTCCGTCGAATTTCTAAAGATAAGGACATCGCACCGAAGGAAGCACAAGATCTCCTGTCCAATCTGTCGGAGGATGCAAACAGCGATCTCCTGTACGACTACGTCGAGGAGTTCAGTGAAGTCCAGAATGCCGGCATCTCTTTCACACAAACGCAGATCGCTTATGTGACTCTGCTGATGCAGTACAGAGGGCAAACCAAAATGCCCAAATCTCGTGAGTGGATCCAAACTCGGGACTGGACCCAAGAAGACACAGAAGACTTGCCTTCTGAAATCCGCAAGAGCATCTATCAGTTCCTTCTTTGGGAGCGCGACGGTTGGCCTGAACCCGAGGGAAAGCCAGAAGAGGCGGAAGCAGCACTCGCGAGCTGAGCATCGACGAGATCATCGACCGCTGCGAATCCCATCTCAGGCTCCCCGAGACCGATTGGGATTCGATCTACTTCCGCATTCGCTGCTCCCCTCTCGGGCCCGATTTCCCTGCTGACCGGTTCCTGCGGACCCCAGTCCGGGTCATTCGCTGGGTCCTCCGTGAACTGGACAACCAGGAATTCGGCCGAGCCAACCTTGATGCGCTCCCGGTAGCTCGCCTGACCACGACCCTAATCGGGATCGCTCACGGCTTCTCCGGATCCAAACGCGCCGCCCCCAAGTTGGATGTCAAGGATTTCCTGCCGTTCCCGGATTGGAACCCCGAGAGCGCAACCCGTATCGGGCCCAGCGACGAAACTGTGGCCCAGTTGAAAAATCTATTGCTCAAGCGTCAGATTCCTATGCATGTGTTTACTTCTCTGATTACCCCGATCAGCCAATCCACGTAAAATACGATTAACGTATAGGACCCAGTCAGTGCCTGACTTTCAGATCAGAGTAACATCTGACACTAAATCAGCAGAGGAAAACCTTAGAAGATTAGATACAGTCGCGACTTCTGCTACTAAAGAAAGAAAGCTTTCTATAGATACAAGTGCTTTATCTAAAAGTCTTGAGCAATTAAAGCATGTTGATATTGGTAAGTTCAGTAAAGGATTAAACGATATTCAAGATAATGTCAAAGAAGCGTCTAATACTATTAAGCAATTCTATAGTGTCGCAAAAATGGCGCCTACGCCTTTAGGTGACCAAATACGACAGTACGAGCAACTAGCTAAAGGCACAATGGAAGTAGCGAAAGCTGCTCCTCAAGCTGCTGCTTCACTAAAACAAAACGCAGAAGCTGGTCAAATACTAGCTAACTCCTATAACGCCGCAAGTGGTGGCGCGATGAAGTTAGTTGAGAACCTCGCCAAAGTGGGCTTTGCGATGTACGGCATACAACAAGCCGTAGGTATGGTCAAAGGTGCATTCCAGGGTTTTTTTAACGAGACAGTGGGGCGAGAGATCCAACTACGTGAAACAATCTTAAAGACGCAGACTACACTAGCTTCTACAAGTAAAGTCCTAAAGAACGGAAAAGAGATCACTGATCCATACGAGAAGATTGTCAGTCTTACAGGTTCTATCGAAGGACGAATTGACAGCATTCGAAAGCGATCTATTGAGCTTGCTGGAGTCACATCCAATGATGTCATCGAAGTTTTCGGCATCGTATCGTCTCAAATTGGCAATATAGGTGGAGGTCTTAAGGAAGCAGAAGACCTTGCAATCAGTTTCTCGGCCGCTCTCGGGACATTCGGCATCCCGCTGTACCAGGCACGCCAGGAGATTGGATCGATTCTTCGCGGACAGATCACAGAAGATTCTTACTTAGCAAAAGCATTAGGTATTACATCACAGGATATTCAAAAAGCTAAAACGCAAACCGGCGGTGTCGTTGCTTTTATTCAGAAGAAATTAGAAGCTTCTGTTGCTGGTCAAAGGATCGCAGCTCAAAGCTTCTCTGGAGTCATGAGCAATATTAAAGACTTGCAAGAACTTGTAAATCAAGAGTTCGGCAAAGGCCTGCTCGACCCTATGATCAAGGGACTGTCTAGTGTGTTTAACTATCTAAACAGTATCCGTGACACCCTTTTCGCAATCAGTAAGGAAGCTGGAGCGGGTTTAGGTAAGCTTTTTAGTTCAAATCTAACCTCTATATTTGGCGGATCAGACCTGTTTAAAGGATTAGGAGAAAACGCCGCGCGGGGTGCCCAAGGATTCGCCACTGCTATACAAAAGGCCTTTTCCTCCCTACAGTCGGATATTAATACTTTTATCGCACCGCTTCGCAATATATTCGAAGAACTAGTCAAAATCGCCGCTGTTTTACTGCAGGGTTTTGCCGAGCTCGGTAAAGGCTTTGTTTCCATCAAAGTGGAAGAGTTCAAAGCACTACTAACCATCTTTTCTAATCTTAGCGAGATAGCGACCGTATTTGCTGCTGGCTTATCCGAAGTCCTTAAAGTCTACGGGCAGCTTCTGCAACTACCTCCTGTCCAAGCCTTTGCCCAGCTCCGCGCCGAGATCGAGATTCTAGATCGCTTAGGTGTCACCAAGATTATCCAATTCGGTGTAGTAGCAGTTGGTCTTATCAAGCCTTTCCAATCGGTTGTTACATTCTTCCGTACTCTTGTAGCAAGAGTATCTGCCAGTCTTTCTGAAATTATCGGAAAGGTCGCTGCTGCTGTTAATAAAATTGCAGCAATGATTGAAGCAATGAATAATAAGCTTGTATCAGCAAGTACTGCTGCAAGTTCTGTCGCTACATCTAATGCTGGTGCAGCCCGTGTCAGATCCACTGCTGCGTCGGCCGGAGGAGCCGCCACGAGTGCTTTTACTACTGCAGCTACTGACTACGGTAAGAATCTCTCATCGCAACTAAATACAGCTTTAGCCAGTCCTGTTGTTACTAAACTGCAGGATAGATTCTCTGTATTAGGTTCTGCATTAGCTGGTAAAGCTATTCCAGCTGTATCCGCATTAAAATCAGAAGTCCAAAGTCTTAACGCATCATTTAGTAATACCGGGCCTATGGTCTCAGGCTTCTACCAAAAGCTTCAAGGATTCAGCATGGCTGCACGGAATACTGTAACACCAGCTATATCTAATATTAAAGAGTCTGTAAACTCATTTCGTTCTAACGCAGTAAATTCAACAGGTACACAAGCTTTCCGTACTACACCTATAGATGCAGCCCCTAATAGAGGCGTCCCAAATATCCCTGTAATACCCACTCAAGTAACAGCTAGTTATCAAAGCGCCAAAAAGAATATAGCTGATCTCACTTCGTCGCTGTCGTCTGTATCGGCCCCTGCTCAGGCATTTAAACAAGAAATGTCGAATGTAGGTTCTGCAACTACGAATACCGCACAACAGACCCAGGGCTTTCTTGGATCTGTCAAAAATATGGGAGGTGCTTTTACGAATTTAGGGCAACAGCTCGATAGAGGTAGCGTCAACCTCCAGAAATTCTCAAAAGCAGCAACCAGCGGCAGCGCTGCTGCAGCTTTAGCCATAACTGCTATGGGTAACGCTGTGGGCACATTCATTAAAGCGAATCTTATAATGCTGGCTATTCAAGTTACAATCACAGCTTTAATTAACGTATTCGGTCATTTCCAGCGTCAGCAAGAAGCTATTGCGCGTTCTCGTAAGGCTGACGAAGCTCTAAAAGAATTAAATACAAAATATAAAGACCTTAGTGAGAGTGCATCAGAAGCTGAAAAAGCACATAAAGCATATTTAGAGACTCTTGTAAGCGGCGAGTACAGCAGTGTTATTGATGAGCTAAATACTATCAGAGAGGAGATACAAGAACAAAAAGGTCCAAACATATTCGAAAAAATGGGTAATAGCGTCAAATGGTTTGCTGGTGAACTCCAAAAACTTGCTCGACAATTCGGTCCGCTGCTGACACTTCTTGGCGGCAGTGCAGCAGGTATCGGAATGGCCAGTCTGCTTAAAGCACCATTTTCTAAGCAAGATCCTAATACTAAAAATAAACCGGGTGATAACACGGTATTCGGTTTCGACACGCGCAATATTACCGATTTCATGGGCCGTCACAGTAAAGACGGGTGGTACATGCAGGAAAAACAAAAGCGCGAAGCTTACTTACTATCCCGTTCTGTAGAGTTCGCACCTAAAAACAAAGACGGCACTGCTGCAAACGATAACGTAACAACCCAGGCTGCTGAAAACCGTGCCAATCTCGAACGACAGCGGCAGCTTGAAAAAGAATTTGCCGAGCGTCGTCGCGCCTTCGAGGAAGATCTTGCCAACTTCCGCAAGTCCCAGGAGGACGCGGTCTTCGAGCGTCGTCAGTCCCTGGCCCAGAAGGAAATCGACATCTTCCGCGCTGCTGGAGAGCTCCGCATCGCCCAGATGGAGCAGGCCAACGCGAAGCTCCTCGAAGGTGAAGAAGGTGCCTCCCGGGCGGCCATGGAAGCGCTGAACACCTATATCACCGAGCGCGAGAAGGGAGAACTGGATATTGAAGCGCAGAAGAAAGAGATGTCTATCGAGCTCGTAAAAGTAGAGAAGACGCTAGCCGACTATAGGCTTGAGCAGGAGAAGCGAATTGCTGAGATCCGTAGAAAGGCGGATCAGTATGCTTTTGACATTGCTAAAGCAAATGCACAGATAGCAAGTAGTGGTGCGATGTCTGCAGGTAGCAGCGGTACCGGTGGTGTAACTGCTGTATCCGGTGGTAAAGCCTTCGATACCGGCCTACGCACTGGTCCTGCTCACCTAATAGGAGGAAGCGCGGAGTATCACCAAGATATGGCATTCGGCACTATGGTGTCATTGAAAGAGCAAGTGGCTCTTGTGAGACAAATGGCACAAGAGTACGACAAAATTGGACGGAAGATGGAGCTATCTAATAATGGTGTTGCGGGGAAAGTCTTTCCAGTAAATGGATCAGAAGCTGAACAAACCGAATGGGTAACCTCAGCCCGAGCAGCTCACCGAGCCCGTAACGGAGGAACAGGTAGAGATGCTATTGATTTCTATACACCCCTAAAAGGCACAAATCGGTATCACAAATCTGTCGAAGACACCCCAATGCTGGCTCCTGTAATACCTGGAGCAGAAAAACAGTATTTCAGTGGTGGACCTGCAGGGGCAGGTATGCGCCTGGTGAAGAACGGGCAGAAAATGTTCTCTCTAATCCACGGACGTACAGATAGAGTATTACCCCAAAACGGCATGTTACCCGCGAGCATTCCTGCTCAAACCACGGCAACTGCTTCTGCTAGACCATCTCAGTCAACAGCGAATGCCAATACGATCACGGGGAAAGAGCAGTTCTTAATAGGCGAACTAATCAGACGTGGTTTTAAGGATGTGCAAGTAGCCGCGATAATGGGATCTGCAATGCAAGAGTCTACATTAAATCCAAGCGCACGAGAGAAGGGGGGTGCAGGACTTGGTCTATTCCAGTGGACTGATTCCTTCCGCAGGAATCAGGTTCCTGCACTTACGGGTAACTTCCAAACAGATGCTAAAAATCAATTAGACCTCTTCCAAAAGGAACTCGCTTCAACTGAGAGTGTTGCCGGTACTGCCTTGAGAAAGGCGAATACTCTTCAGGAAGCTGGCGCGGCTATGAAGCAGTATGAACGTTATGGTAAAGCGGGTAATAGATATAAATACATGGAAGAGTATTATAATCGTATAAAGAGCGGCAATCTACAAGGAGCGCCTAGTTCAGGCGCTCCTAATGCGCCAGGCGGTACTAGCGGTGGACTGAATATTCCACTCCCCGAGTACGGATCCACCGTTGATAATCCGCAGCACATGCGGACGATTACAGACTTAGAGAACAAGCTGGTTGCTAGTACTCAGAAACTAGCGGATCTCCGTGCTTCTCTTGCTGACATCGGCAATTCTAAGAACTTTGAAGCTGTCGGTAAAGCATTCGAGCAAGCGCTTCCGGGGAAAGAGGACTTCGAAGCGATGGAAAGTGAAATGTTCGGCACAATGCAGACCATTGCCGCATTAGGCACCGCCACTAATGCAGCCTTCGACCCAGAAGCTTCCAAGCTCACTGTGGAGCACGCAAAGAATCGCATGATTGCAGAACGCGAACTAGCTCAAATGAGAGCACACATTGCTGGTGATACGCGACTTACAGACCAAGAAAGAGTAAAGATGCAAGAAACACTCAACGGTATAGCTGCTAAATACAATGAGACTCAAGCACGGACGCTTGAACTCAAGCAACAGCAGCTAGGTGCCGAGCGGGCTCTTGCTTACATTCAGGAAACCCAGCAGCGCACTCAGCAACTGAAACAATCGGCTGGAGATAACCGGAAACGAGCTGAGATGCGGCGTAGCGGGATGCGACAAGAAGACATCGACTACCAAATGCAAGTTGATGCGATTAATCGTGATTATGAAGAAAAAGTAAAGGGCTTTAGCTCAGTCAATCCCATGGCTAACAAGATCGGGCAGGCTTTTAATGGGTCAGTAGATACTAGCTTTCTCGCACCAGCACTCCCAGCTAACAACATCGTCCCCACGACGGGTAAATCTACCCCCGGCACTACAGCAGCCACAACCCCGAGCACGAATCCACTTACAGCTATCACAAGTGGTTTCTCTCAGAACATTGTAAAAGTAGAAGCCGCAATGTTTTCTGCTGCTGCCACTGCATCGGGGACCTTAGGACCAGCCCTTACTGCTGCTCTATCACCTGAAAGTCTCCCAACTCTGCTGGGTGATCTATCAAAGATCGGTACTGAAATAACGGATCCTTCTGGCGGTCTACGTGCGCAAGCAGGACAGGCGAAAGAAGGTCTCTTAGCAGCGGCACAAAGTGACTACGAAAGTGCTAGAGCCTTAAACAGCCCTATTCTACAACTCGTCGGACAGTGGCGGCAAGAATTAGCCGATACTGAAGGCATGGTTGCTAGCCTTGCTGGCACGATCCAATCAGAGCTCTCCGGTGCCATGAGCACCAGCCTTATTGGACTCGTCAACGGCACCAATACGGCGAAAGAAGCCTTCGGTTCGATGTTCCAAAGCATCGGTAAAACGATGGTCGATACCGCAACACAGATGCTGTCGAAATCTCTGATGACAGGTCTGCTGGGCGGTGGGGCACCGGGCGGCGGCCTCCTCGGCAGCATCTTCGGTCTCGGTGGCGGTGGCGGCGGCGGTGGCCTCGGGAGCCTCTTGGGAGGCCTCTTCGGTGCTCGTGCTGCTGGTGGTAACGCGGACGCTAACCGTCCCCTCCTGATTGGTGAACGCGGCCCTGAGATCTTCGTACCCGACATCGGTGGCCAGATCGTCCCGAATCACCGCAGTCAGGCCTACGCCGCGATGTCCAGCCCTATTGACGACGGCGCTTTTCCAGTAACGCAGAAAGGCGGCACAAATATTGAGCCCTCAGACCCCTTTGCTGCTAACAAGAAAATTCTCGATTCAATCGCTAGTGTGTCGCAGAAGCGCAATGCAGATAAGTCTTTATCAGCTATCGGTGGTTCTGCAGAGATTAAATACAGTCGCGTCAACTCAGGTGACCTACCCTTCATCACCGAGGACGATGCCTTGCGAATAGCCAAACAAGCCGAAATGAACGGCGCTAAGATGGGTCAACAGCGCACCCTCGCGGCTCTGCGCAATAATCCCAGTACAAGAAGAGGTATAGGCATCTAATGCAGATCGCGATTGGTACTTATATTAACTTCAGATTGTTCGCCGGTGCTGATACGGGTTACGCCTTCCAGAACTTCCACACAAATGCGACACGTAGCTATGGAGGAGTGAACTATATCTACGCTGGTTTTGGATTTAGCGGCACAAGTATCGACTTACAGGGTAGTTCCATCGAGGCTCAGCTAGTGTTTGCTGTTAGCGATCTGCTGCTGTCTTTTATTCAGCAGGCTGCTGATGATCGGTGGATCCTCCGAGTGCGGACAGTTTGGTTAAACCCTGACTCACTGGTGGAAACCTCCACCTTCATGGAGGAAATTTATCAAGTCAATGGTTTTCAGCATGATGGTAGCCGCTTAAGTCTCAAGCTGGGTAGTCCGTTAGATGCTGTTAAAAGTCATATTCCAAAACGGACTCTTAGACAAGAACTTGTTGGTTCTCTACCTTCCTCGGGGCAGATTAACTTCTGATGTCATTAACCCCTTACAAAGGTCATATTGTCCTTCTCCCTGAAGACAGGGAGCTCATTGATGTCTTAGGTATCACTGAGGAGGAGTACCGCTCCTTTGTTCGAGAGGCGATGAAGCGCTCTCGGATTGAACCAGGGAAACCGCAGGCGCTACTCCTCATACCTTTTGTTGCAAATCTTGTTATAGGTCTTGCCCTTAGCTATGTAGGCAATCTTCTCGCCCCTAAGAACACAGGGGGCAAGGGACCGAATATCCGACAGACCCAGAAGCAGGGTCAAAATATTGTAAGCCAAACAGAATTTGCCCCTAAAGTTGGCTTTGATTCACTACAGAACGTAGTAGAACTCGGCTCAAGTGTTCCCGTCATTTATGCAAAGAGGGAAGTCATCAATGGTTTTACATACGGTGGAGTACGTGTTAATACAAACCTCGTTTGGTCCCAGATGCAATCCTATGGAGGTAACCAACTCTTTAGGGCAATCTTCTTAATTGGTGAAGGAGCTATCGGCGCTCTTGACCCAACTCAATTCGCTTTTGGTGATAATACGATTAACGGCTACGATTTAGGACTAGGTAATTCTTCCAATAGTAGAGTTACCTTTTATCAGAAAACCAACGGCGGTCGCATCACAAGCGCTGATCGCATAGCGGGCCGAACAGCAGATAAAGATCCAGGTAACGCCCAGAACCAGGGAGCACCTGATGTCTTCCATGTGCAGAGTATAAATAATGAATGGAGACCCGACTTTTGCTATTCATACAAACCGGCCACTCAAACGCAATTCGGTGTCTATTCACCTATTGGTGTTGGCTTAGGCTACCGAATTAACCCCAGTATGCGTCCCGCTGTCGCAGTGCGGACAGTCCCCGAGGGCGATAAAGGAAAAGTCAAATTACAATGTGATAAAGATGGTGTAGCACTAGCGCAGCGTAACAAGTACAATACTAAGTTCAAATCACGTAGCGGTATCATCCGTATTAATGGAGTCAACTTCAACAATGATGACGGAGAAACTAGAACACTAAATGTAAACGATACTGTTACTTACTTCCTTGAACGTAGGAGCGATGCACGGCGTGAATTTAGAGGTGGGCAACCTGGCAATGACCACAAAGAGACTTGTAATGATGTTGCTCAAGCAGTTGCAAGCCGTCAGAAGAACTGGGACGACTCCTGTTCTATCGGGGATCTCTACAAGCTCGGGACTGCTCAACTGATATGCGAATCACGCTCTCCCATTGATGAAGTCTTCTCCTCCGAGGTCGATCAGGACCCGATCGGCGGCGGACAAGACATGGCGGTCACCTTCCGTGTCGTCAAAAGCGGCATAGCCGAACTTACCAGCCTTTCTGGAGTTGGCACAGGCACTTCAAGATCACATCTCTTGAAACTGTCTATCTGTGCTTTTACTTTATCAAGGGCTACTCAAGTTATCGAACTAGGCTTCAAAAGCACCCTCGGTATCCGCATCAATGGCTTATGTAATTTTAAAGATGCGATCAGTCATAGAGAAATCGACGGCAGAGCATGCGAACACTACAGAAATAGAGTATTCGGCAAGGGGCAGAGCCTAGGACTGAGCAATTATTCCTCCGGATCCTTTTCAGGATCAGAGCGCCGCTACTCCTTTTTCCGTATTGGTTACCGTGTAGCAGGCAGCACCGACGCTTATATCTACATGAGTCAGTGCTTCGGTTTTGCCGGAGTAACGCAACAGAACCAATTCAACTATATCCGCCTTCAAATGCCCAGATTTGAAGTCTGGGAGTTCAAGATAGAACCCTTATCAGGTTGGGAAATACGTTCTAACCAGGCTACAGGATCATTAGAAGTTCTTGATGCGAAGATTAGTCAAACCAGAACTGTGTGGTCTTCTGACGTTGGCGCTACATTCAATGGACGGGCCATAAGCCGGGAAAGAAAGACCTTTCAAATGGCCTGTACGAGAGATCGTAATCTAGGTGTTGAGAAGCAGGATACACGAGATTATGCAGACGATTGGGGTAAGTTAGCCGAAGCCTTCGTTTATGACGAGATCCAAAGCTCAGCTCGCACTCCTGAGCATGAATTAGCGTACATCAATATTATTACACCTAATACTGTAACGCCTACTTATGATAATCTAGCGCTTATTGGCATGAATATTCGGAGTAGTACCGAATTTTCACAGCTGAAACAGCTTTCCGTTTACGTTACTAGCGGCTTAGGAGGATACCACACTTTCCCACAAGTCCTACAAGATCTCTTATCTAACTCGCGCTACGGTCTCGGTGCGACCCTAAGTGCAGAACAGATCGACAATGATCTACTGCTGTCGGCTACATCGTGGACATACTCTCGCCGCTACTTCTGGGATGGCGCTCTCCCCGAGCCCGTCAACATCCGGCAGTGGGCCAGCACTACAGCACCCCATTTCCTACTCGAATTTGTAATCAAAAATGGTAAGTTTGCTTTACAACCTGCCGTTTATTTTAATCAGCCGGAAGTAATAACTAATCTATTCACAAGTGGAAATATTCTGGAAGACTCTTTTGAATTTTCTTATGCTGATACGGAAGAACGTATACCGAAACGAGTTTCTGTAAAGTGGCGACACGAAAGACCGGCGAATACAAATGATTCAGCTGGGATTTTCCCATTAATCCGTGAAATTAATATCCGTGAGGTAGGCACGCCCGCTGATGCTCCGCTAGAAACCCTCGATTTAACCGATTTCTGTACCAATCAGGAACATGCAATAGATGTTGCAAAATACATTTGTAGAGTTTCTCGTCTTGTTACACACTCGGTATCTTTTAAGACTGTCCCAACAGAAGCCGGCCTGGAAATCGGTAGATGTTTCAAGCTAGGCCTTGAAACAGTCAATTATGCACAACCTAATAACGGTGCTATAAGTTCTGACGGGACGATTACAAGTATAGATCCGATTTCTAATGGTACTTATGATGTACTACTGTGGAATGGCACTACAAATGCGATTCAGCAGGTTCAGCTTAATGTAGTTAATGGAAAGGCGACGAATTTCTCAAACGCTGTCTTCTGTATAAAAACTGCTACAGTATCTACTGTAGCCTACAAAGTTCAATCACTTTCTTTTGACGAGGAAGGGAATCTGCAAGTAGAAGCTTCTGTCTTCCCTCTTAAATCAAATGATTACAGCTTAATTACCGAAGGTTGGGAAGTCCCAGGAAACTGGATTATAGAAGGCGAAATTGCCGGAGGAGAAACAGACGCATTTGAAGAAGCCTTCTTCGATGGCGTTAACATCCTTGGTCCCAGCTCTTTAACCAAGAATGTAGCCAATGAGTACACTGCTTTAATCAGCGGAACCGTTGGGGTTTACACGTACCAATGGTCTACAACCAACTCTGGCGTCACTTTTAGCGCCCCTACAGCAGCGACTACACAAATTACAGCCGCGAATGAAGGTAATGTGCAAATACAGGTTACGGTTGCACAAATCCTGCCTGGGGGAACTGGGAATACAGTAACGCAGACCAAAACAATAGAAGTTCTAGGTGCGAATACACTTCTTAACCTTATTGGAGATGTAGAGATTAAAGGGCCCGCTACTGTTGGGACAGACATACCTGCTGTTTATACTGTCGAATACACAGGACAGTCCACGCCTATCAGTAGTACTTCTATTCAGGTTGGGGGGTCTTACCAGATACGAAGTATAGGTACTACGAATTTCACTTTAATCGGCGCACCTAGCAATACGGTAGGCACAGTATTCACAGCCACGAATGTCGGGACGGGCACTGGAAGCGTAACCGATCTCGATGATGTCTTCATTTCATGGAATTGGGATTCCACAAACTTAGGCGCAGATGTAGACATCACCGAGTCCGGCGCTCCGATAACAGGTGTCACGTTCCTTGCGGGTGGAACATACAATCTCAGAGTTACTCTTAGCTCAGCGACAGCCGCTGATAGCCCTAAAACAGCAACTTTGTCTGTTGTTGTTGATGCCCCGACTATCACTGTAGTCGCGACAGATCCTGATGCGAATGAAGTAACACCGCCAGCGGTTGCAGATGGTGGGCTTTTTACTTTAACTCGCACAGGACCAACAACAAATCCATTAACTGTAACTGTAGCCCTAACCGGAACGGCTATAAATGGCATCGATTACACTCATTCTTTACTGACTAACGCGCCATCTGCTGGTTACAAAGTTGTATTCCAAGCAGGGTCTGCCACAAGTCTGATTCCTATCACCATAACTCCAGACGCCCTCACAGAAGCACCTGAGACAATTACATTAGAAATAGTCAGTGATCTGGGCTACGAATCGGGTACTCCTTCTAGTGCAACCATAGTTATAAGAGAAAAGGCTGGACCTAATCAAGTCTTTGCAGGACCTTCTACAGGGATAGACTCTGCTCCACCGTCCTTCAGACAATTAACTACTAATGATTTACCTAGTATAGGCACTGCGGGCACTTACACCAAAGTCACTACAGACTTAAAAGGCCGCGTTATTTCGGGTTCTAATCCTACAACCCTCGAAGGATACGGAATCACAGATACATATACTTCAGAATATATAGACGCTATGGTGCAAGGGCTAAAGCCTAAGCAACTTGTACGAGTCGCTACGACAACAAATATCACGCTATCGGGGGCGCAGACTGTTGATACTGTCACTACTTTAGCTGCAGGCGACCGTGTCCTGGTAAAAGACCAGACTAATAAATCTCAGAATGGCTTTTACAACTACAATCCAGCAGGAGCATGGACGCGCACAGCGGACTTTGATGAATGGTCAGAAGTCCCAAATGCTTATGTATTTGTTAGAGAAGGTCTGGTCAATGCGGGCGATAGTTTTGTCTGTATAAGTGGCAGCAATTTGTTTGGTGCTAGTGAAATAGGCTCTTCAGATATTGAATTTATCTTATTCAGTACTGCTCTTGAGGTATTTGTTTCAACAGGCCTTAATAAAATAGGAAACACTATATCTCTGGCCAATACCTCTGTTACTGCAAATAACTACGGAAGCGCTTCTCAAGTTGCGACATTCACTGTCGATGCGCAAGGACGCCTCACTGCTGCAGCGAATGTCGCTCTAGGTATCGGTACGGTTGCCAATAAGCCAATTATTACAGGCACCGGCGGAGCTTTGGTCGCAGGATCTTTTGGCACAACAGCTAATACTTTTTGTGAAGGTAACGACAGTCGTCTGTTAACTGCTGGAACAGTAACCAGCGTGGGACTATCACTCCCCACGAGCCTGTTCCAAGTAACCGGCAGTCCCGTAATTTCAAGTGGTGATCTCACCGCTACTCTTTCGCCTCAGAGTCCTAATCGAGTATTCGCAGGCCCCGCTGCGGGCGGTTTAAATTTTGCGCCTGTTTTTAGAGCGTTAGTAGCTGCTGACTTACCGGATTCTGGAGTTGTTGACGGGAATTATGGAAGTGCGAATGCTGTTCCTACAGTTACTTTAGATAAAAAAGGTAGAATTGTTTCTATTGTTAATACACCTATTGCCATTAGCAATACTGCTATTACTGGATTAGGTACTGCCTCCACGAGGAACGTTCCAGCAAGTGGCAATGCCGCAGATACTGAAGTCGTTCTCGGGGGCGATAGCCGGTTGAGCGACGCTAGAGCGCCGTTGTATGGGAATCAGAATCCGAATCTGGTACTCGCTGGACCATCTGCTGGTACTACTGCAGGAACACCAACGTTCAGAGTTTTAGTAGCTACTGATATACCAACACACAACCAAGATGCTTCAACTATAACCAGTGGAACACTCAGTTCAGCAAGACTACCTGCTTTTACAGGAGATGCTACCAGTACATCCGGTACGTCAGCTCTTACTCTTTCTAACACAGGTGTTACAGCCGGTACCTACAATTCTTCTACATCAATTACACCTTTTACAGTAGATGCTAAAGGCAGACTAACATCTGTCGGTACAGCAGTAACCATTACTCCAGCCTTTAGCTCTATCACTAACAAGCCTACAACCCTTAGTGGTTACGGTATTACAGATGCACTGTCAAACGGTAATCAGAATCCAAATCTGGTACTCGCTGGCCCTTCCACTGGCAGTACTGCAGGACCACCAACTTTCAGAGCTTTAGTAGCTACTGATATACCAACACACAACCAAGATGCTTCAACTATAACCAGTGGAACACTCAACGCACTGAGACTACCTGCTTTTACAGGAGATGCTACCAGTACATCCGGTACGTCTGCTCTTACTCTTTCTAACTCAGGTGTTACAGCCGGTACTTACAATTCTTCCA